CAAGATGGAACAGCAAACAAGTATGTAAACATGCGTCGTTCTTTGATCTACATCAAGAAGAACCTACAGAACCTCACAGAGTTTGCAATCTTTGAAAATAACGACGAACGTCTATGGGCTCGCATCAACACCACTCTTGGCTCATTCCTCAATGAGTATCGCAACCAAGGCGGTCTTCGTGGTGCAACAGCGGCACAGGCTTACTTCGTTAAGTGCGATGCTGAAAACAACTCAGCAGCACAAATCGCAAACGGTGAAGTTCACATCCAAGTTGGTGTGGCGCTTCAGTACCCAGCAGAGTTCATTGTCATCGACCTCAGTCAAAAGACTGTGAACTAACCCGAAGGAGAAATAAATAAATGCCTACAATCATTAACAATCGGTCGAATTTAATCACCGATCCATTACGTAACTTTAGATTTTTAGTTACGTTCAAACCACTAACAAGCGTAGGTGGTGCTCCGACAAGTACTGCAACAAATAACTTGGCTAAAGCAACAACCTTCGGCTTTACATCGGTTTCAGGAATGGCTGTAACAACAGACTCTATTCCTTACCGTGAAGGTGGATACAACACAACAGTTCACCAGATCCCTGGTCAGACAACATTTGCTCCAATTACACTGCAGCGTGGCGTCATCCTTGGAACTAACCAGAACTATGAGTGGATGCGTAATCTATTTGCAACAGTTCAATGTGGAGGCGCAACACGTGCCCGCACGGAGAACTTCCGTTGCGATCTAGAAATTGCTGTTCTCTCACACCCAATTCCATCAGCAGGTGAAACTCCTGAAGACTCACCTGCAGCAAGTGACCACGTAGCAATGCGTTTTAACGTATACAACTGCTGGCCTACTGCTGTGGCGTACTCAGACCTCAACGCTGGTGACAACGCACTTCTTGTTGAACAGATGACACTAGTCCATGAAGGATTTAATGTTAACTGGGCAGCAGATCTATCAACTTCAGCAGCACCATTCCCAGCATAAATTAAAGGATAACTAATGTCGAACACCATTAATGCAGCGTCTAATCCCGCATTGGCAAACCAACTTCTTAACAAGGCACTTACTGAGGTGCCACAAGAAACAACTCCAGAGATTGTTTCACCTTCGGATACGTCTGTTGACCTTCCTGGCGGCTATATCGATGCCGCTGGGGAGGTCATCAGGACTGTTGAGGTTCGTGAACTCAATGGTAAAGATGAAGAAGCAATCTCTAAGGCTCCAACCTTAGGAAAGGCTCTCATGACAATTCTGCAACGTGGAACTGTCAAGATTGGCAATCAAAAAGCAGATGACAAAATTCTTGACACTATGTTGATTGGTGATAGAGACGCAATTCTTCTTGGAATTCTTAAAGCAACATTTGGATCAAAAATTGAAATTCAATCTTATTGTTCTGGATGTAATGACTTTAAGTCAGTTCAAATTGACGTTAATGAAGACATCAAAATTAAAACACTTGAAGACCCAATTGACGGTCGAGTCTTTACTGTCCAAGGAAAAAATACAGAATACGTTGTACAACTTCCAAATGGAAATGTACAAAAAGCAATGATTGATAATATGGATAAGACTTCAGCAGAACTTAGCACACTTGTTCTTGAAGGAACTATTGTTCGTATTGGTAACTCTCCTGTTCTTAGTAAGTCACAAGTACAAAACCTCAGCCTTGTTGATCGTCGTACCCTTATTGAAGAACTGGATAAACGAGCAATGGGTCCTCAGTTTGATGACCTAAAGATTAAGTGCACCGAATGCGAAGGCGAGGTACTGGTTCCTATTAATTTAGGCACCTTGTTTCAATTCTAAAGTAATTGGATATGTAACTCTGTTCTCAGAATGGGCAGCGTTAACTCGGATTTACGAAGGTTGGTCGCTGGACGAGATAAAAAGTTTATCTCGTAGAGAAAGATTAAATTGGTTGGAAGCAGCCAAGTACAGATACGGAAAGGATAACTAATGGATAAAAATTACATTAGCGAAATTTCCAGTGTCGAAAAAGGCCTCAAAGGTATTAATGCCGAAATTGCTAAGATGGAGGCTGGGCTTAAACGAATCTCTGGTGTAGCAGGACCAACACTGGGGACCGTTAAGTCTGTTCTTGGCGGAAATCTTGGACAAGGAAATAGCCTTGGTCTTGGAACAAGTAGTGCCTCATTTGGTGGAGGAGCAGGCGCTAACACGGGCATGAATGCATCCAGCGCTACTGGAAGTCTTATGTCTTGGATGTACAGTGCAAAGGGCGCTGCCACAATGGCTGGAGTGCAACTTGGATTAGGCGCTGCAGGAGCCGCTTACTCAGGTCTTCCTGATACAGGAACAGTAATGAACCGTGCTACAGGGTTCTATAACCTTGCACAACGTTCTGGTGGAATGAGTCGTCAAGGAGTTGCTCAGGCAACTTTCTCTGCAATGGCTGGCGGTGTTACGGGACCTAATGAAGATATGGCTGCAGCAAGTGTTCTAGCCTTGGGGTACAACTACTCACCAGGCAGTGCATCAATGCAGAGCCTTCTTGCAGAAGCAAAAGGCGCAGCACTTGCTTATAACATGCCAAATGCTACAGCGGCTCAAGCACTTGCTGGAATGCATACAGGTTCTATGGCTGGAAATCTGTATGCGTATGGAATTAGTACTTACGACGTAAAGAATAACGCCCCAAGAACAATGGGCGATATTACAAAACAGTTGTACCAGCGTATGGTGGGAAATAGAAAAGTAAGTCAACAAGACATTGAACTTTCTATGACTCAAGGTTTTGGAAAGCAATCTCTTGATGCTTTAGGTTTTAGCCAAACACAACAAGAATTAGTAACACAGGGATTTATTAATCTTAGCCAAGGTAAACCGTTTGAGTTAAAGAATGAACAAGGCGGTGATAACCCCCTAAAAAGAATGTATGATGTTTATACATCACAGAGCGCACTTTCAGATCGTGCTGCTGATCCATACATTGAAGGAGTAGGAAAAGCAGCAGATCTTATAATTGCTTTTAATGATTCTATTTCAAAACTACCAGACAGCATCTATGCAGCAAAAGCAGCGCTTGATACGTTTTCAGGAAGTAACGCTGGTAAAGCAGCAGGTACTTTTTTGGGTGGAGTGGGGGCCGCTGTTAGTATAGGGGCTATTTGGAAGGCTGGTCAAAAATTACTTGGTAAAGGAACTTCAGAAAGTCTTAAACAAGGTTCAACCCTTGCAAAACGTTATCCATTTGCGGGAAAAACAAACACCATAACAAGTACTTTAGGAAAAGTTGGAAAAGTTCCAGTATTAGGTAAAGTTTTGGGTCTTGCATCAATTGTTGGTACAGCACAAAGTATTGGCAATCCCTTTGATTTTGGAAAAGTTACTGGAGCAAAAATACCAGACCCAACCCAATCTTATTGGGATGGTGTTATGAACGGAACTAAATGGGTTAATAATCCATCTAAAAGTAAAGCAAATAATCATAAGCCTATGGGTGGCGACGCTAATGAAAGACAATGGGCAACAGAGTTTTTAGGAAAAATTAATGCTCCTGTAACAGAACAAAACATGGCTGCGATGCTTGCTTGGCAAAGAGCAGAAGGCGGAGGAGGAGGAAAGAATACTGGTCTTGGAGTTAACAGTGCTAACTACAATCCCCTCAATACAACGCAAGATATGAGAGGGGCTAAACGAATGAAGGATGGCCCTGGTTACGGGGGATACGAGGCTGGAGTTAAGTCGTACAACTCTTGGAATCAAGGAATGGATGCAACTGTTAAGACTATTCAAAGCGGTAGATACACAGGTATCTTGGCTGCGCTTCAACGTGGTGATGATTCATCGGCTGTACTTAACCAGGTAATGGCATCTCCTTGGGGAACAAAAAATATTTCTGGTGCATCAGGATCTGGTGGTGGAAATGTAAATATTAATCTAACGATTGATAAAGCATCGGACGCTGAAGCAATTGCTTTTGTTAAACGTGTTAAACGTGAAATTCAAAAAGAATTGGGTCTATTGAAAGCAGGTAGCAGATAATGTCATCAGGAATGTATCCAGGAGTTTATGGTCGAAGTAATACTGGTTCTGCAGTTAACTTTGCAACTAATCAACGACAGAAGGCTCAAGAGGCTGCCGCTAAAAAAGCCGCTGCTATGAGAGCACAGGCATTAGCAGATACCGCTAAAGTTAAAAAAGCAAGAAAGAAATTAGATGTTTATAGAAGCGGAAATATTAGCGGTGCTAGTCACGATGTTGACTACAATGGTGGGATTGGTAATGCTGGGCTTGGTGATGGAACTGGAGCAACTAACTCTCCTAATGTCTACTCTTATAACGCCCCTATGATTAATACTGCATATCTTACTTCAGGAATTGGTAGTACAGATAACGACAAGAGTCCACAACAACAAACTTCTTCTAACTCTGTTTCTTCTTCTGGAAATTATTCAGATGCTAGTGCTGCATGGAGACCTGGATTTGAAACCGCTAAAGGAACAATTCAAATGAATGCTTCTTACGCTACTAACCTATCTAAATCATCCAGTAATTCATCAAAAGGAATTGATCAAAGTCTTTACGGTTTTAAATTCCTTTACAATCCTAAAGAAGTAGGAATGGCTTGGGGCCTTGTTGAAGGTGTTAACTGGGAAGTTATTCAAAGTGGGTTAGACAAACTTACGCCTATTGGTGCTGGACTTACACAGACTACCATTTCATTTTCTATACTTTTAAACCGCATTGGAGATATGGCTTATCTTAACTCTAATGGTCTTAGAAATGATGTAAAAAATCCATACCCAACATTTAGATCACGAACAGGTAATCCTAATGACGAGTACAAAGAGATTTACAATAAAGGAACCATGTATGACATGGAATACTTCTTTAGAACTGTTAATGGGTTTAACTCCGTATACACATCTTCGTTAAACGGAAAAACAGCCGATCAAGGTTGGCTTAACGGTATTCCTGTTGAATTACATTTAGGTGCTGGGTTACGTTACCTTGTTCGTATTTCCAACATTGACATTAACCATACGCTTTTTAATGAAAGAATGGTTCCAACGTTATCAATGTTAAACTTAACATGTACACGTTTCTACGACAACAATACTTTAGACCCAGCCTCTTATACCTTCTCTGGAGATTCAACACCATGATATTTTTAGATAGCAGATATGTTGATGGTTCCATTTTTAAAGCATGGAATGCACTTAAAGAACAATATGACATTGCCGTTGCAAGGACTTGGCCTGAATACGCTACATCATACTTTATTTATGAATGGGTTGAGGTAGACCGATTAGATAATATTGCAACTCGTTTTCTAGGTGATGGTTCATTGTGGTGGAGAATTATGGATATCAATCCAGAAGTAATTGACCCATCCAAAATTGAACCAGGAACACAACTGAGGATTCCAAATGCGTGATCCTCAACGACAAAATAGACGTGGAAGTTCTTTTAAAGTTTTTTATCCAGATTTGCCTGCCATAAATATTCCACCAAGAAGTATCACACTTATGCAAGAAATGGGTAAGCACGATATTGTAGAAATATATTATGCACGTTTTAGTTCATCATTAGAAAAAGCCATTAAGAGCGGTGTACCAGTTAAGATTAACTGGAAGAATGACAAGGTGTCTGGAAAGTTTGTAGGGTATGTAGTAAGCATTTCTCACCTTACAACTCAGGCACTTGAACGTGGAGTTACGATTCGCTGTATTGGGGCGTCTTACCCATTAAAAGAAAGAGCATCAAAGATTTGGACAAATAAAACTGCTACTGAAATTGCAACCGAAATTGCAAAAAAGTTTAAACTTAAACCAGTAATTACTCCTAGTTCAATTCGTTTTACTCAACAATCTTTATCAGGACATTCTTATTGGGAAAAATTAAACGAACTTGCTAAACGAATTGGTTATGGGGTTCAAGTCATTGGTACTGAACTTCATTTTCATCCAATTGATAAAATGATTGATCAATTTATGACAACTATTCCTATCATGATGTTTAAAGATCCAATGAAAAGTCCATCAAGTCAATACGCCGCACCTACATTAGATTATTTTGAACCTGAAATTAGCGACTACAACGAAGCAATTGATTATGCAAGAACTAACAATACGGTAGGTGGTATTGATCCTATTAGTGGAAAGGTGTATTCATCTAAGGCTTCCTCTAATAAGGTTGGGAAAAAAATTCGCAAGGTTACAAAAGATCCTTTATTTTCCAGCATTGAAACCCACACGGTTATAGCAAGTAATGCAATGGCAAAATCCCTCTCTGACGCAAGAGCCCAATTAGGACGTCTCGGAATTTCAGCAAACGGTATCGGTCAAGGAGACCCACGTATTGCTCCATGGGCAACTATTGAGGTCCGTGGAACTGGCAGTGTCAGTGATGGCTTTTGGGTGGTTAAAAAAGTTGAACATTTCATCCATGTTGACGGACGTTACCAGGCAGAGTTTACAGTCTTATCCGATGGCGTTGGGCAAAACAAAACTAGCGTTTTCCGCCCATCAACTTCAGGAGGTGTCCCTGTCCGTAACGTAAAGATTGAACTAACAACCGCTAACAAAAAGAAGCCAAACTCAACTAAACTGAGCGGTGCAACCGCCATGATTACGCAAGCATCTGGTGGCTACAAGGTTACCCCAAGACAATGGAAGGCTAAGTAATGGCTGAAAAAGCAATATCACTTCCTTTTTCCATTGACTCGTATGGGAAGGTATCTTCAACACAAGATCAGTCAAAGATTTGGGCTGATCGAGTTCGTTCTGTTTTAGGAACTGCTATACGGGAAAGAGTTTTGCGCCCAACATTTGGTACGTTAATTCCGTTTGCAATCTTTGAAACAGATACAACAGCCGATTCTCAGATTCGTGTTGAGGTTGAAAAGGCTTTTGGAGAACAACTACCTCTACTAAATCTTCAAGACGTTGTAGTAACAGTTGATGAATACACAAATGTGTTAACAGTTGAAGTTATCTATGGTCTTCCAAACAACGAGATAGTAAGCACCCTTGTTGGATTGGTTCTTGTTGACGGTGCTAATCCAATCTACCAGGAGTTGCTATGAGCATAACACCAGTATCTAATATCCCAGTATCAGTCGATTACACAGGTAGAGATTACTACTCACTGCGTGAGGCATTAATTGCCCGTATTCAAGACCGCATTCCTGAATGGACAGCATCTGACCCAGCAGACTTTGGTGTTGCTTTGGTAGAGGCGTTCTCTTATCTAGGCGATATGGTTTCTTATTACATCGATCGTACTGCAAATGAATCATTTATTCAGACAGCAGTTCAAAGAGATAGCATTCTTAACATTGCCCTTAGTTACGGATACAC